TGGATATAAACTCTTTGGTGTCTTCTCATATTTATTTTCCTGGCTCATCCACCGACTCCAATCGTTTTTTGTTACTAATCTCTTGTCTTCGTTTAGACAAATTATATAAAGCTACAGTTATTTCTTGTAGCGCCTTATCATCCATATAATCTAGATAGTTGATGATTCTCATTTTCCTTACCTCATTATCAAGTTCAACTTCCATTTGACCATACTCCTTTTGGGTTATTCTTGGTTTTATGTCTTTCCATTATTAGCTTCCTTGCTGAAGGGTTGGCCTCATTCCACTTTTTGGATTTGGCTATACACATTTCTTTATTGTTTGCATACCATTCTTTTTGACTCTTCTTTTTCTTTTCACTCCGTCTTTGTTGTGTTAAGACTGCTTCTTTATTTCTGTGATACCAATCTCTCTTCTGTTTTTTTCTTTTCTGTTCATTAACCCTCAAACTTTCCATTGTGGGAAGTTTAGACAGACGTTCTCTTTTACCATGTTTTCTTTCGTGTACATCTATAAGTTCAGAAAGACTTTTAGCCATGAATTCTCCTATACAATAGATTCCTTCCAACCATATTTACATATCCAATAAGCATCTACAATATCAGTTGTAGGATTCGTTAGTTTGTTTGATTTCGGTCTAAGGGTCTTCTGAAGGCCTTTCGGTGTAACACACTCTTTAGAAAATGCATCGTACATCAATTCTTTATTCGCATTACCCTTACCTGTGGCATACTTTTTAATAACTGTGGGGGGTACAGAGGTAACAGTCTGATGTGCTTTATACATCTTATGTTTAAGTAATCCAGAATTTTCAGCAACGGAACGAACATGAGATTTACCTGAAGTGGCAAATGCATATCCCTCTATGAATACTGTGCATCCTTTTACTATACTCATAGCCCAATCCGATAGTAGGTCATGTCTCTGTTCCTCCGTTTCCCATTCTGGATATATGTCTGCATGTAAATTTAAAATTTCATGTGGGGTGGCCCGTTTGAGTCGTTGTGCAGTTTCCAAATAATATACATCACACATATTAAAGTTAAACAGTCTATTATCATCGGTTCCTCTCCATACACATATTGCAGGCGATGTTAGTGAATAATCAATCCCAGCTATCCTCATCATAATGTTCACTTTCTGTAGGTTCTTCGATTGGATTACTACAGAAAGGACAAGCTTCAATGGAAGGTTTCTTTCCACTGTCTTTCAATATATACTTTATTATATACTCTTCATCGCAGTAATCACACAATGTTTCATAAAGTATATAGTCATCTTCATGTATCTTAATTTTTATTGACATCAATTTTCCTTCATTTAAGTTAAATAGTAATTCCCATACTTTGTGGTTTATGCTCTTTAGCCTTCTCTGTATCTGCACAAGCTCTAGTGACAACGTATACATAGTCAGTATTTTCTTGCGTGAGTATTTGAACATCCGCTAGATTCTTACGGAACCATTCCCACGAATGATCCTCTTCATATTTGTTCATAGTACACTTGACTATTGCAAATACAACTTCTGGTCTTATCCGTTGTTGAATGCCTGGGTGGCTCGCCATTGTATGGAAGTATCGTGCATACCAATATTCCTTTTCATCTTGTGGCCAAGGTGCATGTCTACGTTCATCTGTGGGCCTCATCTCTATTTGAGCAGGAACTTTCTTCTCCACTAGTTCCTGCGATGGTGCCATGTTTATTGTACAACCTGTGAATAATATTGTAAATATGATGATGATTAATGTATGTTTCATCTAGTCCTTGTTAAATTATTTCACAACCCCCCGCCACACATGCCAACTCTTGACTTGCTATGGTATAGTCTTGTGATTCGTATTTTGATAACTCTGCCCAATCCACATTTTTTGGCATCGCTTTTAAGGCTTCTTTGTACTCTTCCTCTGTACAATCTTGATATGGTGCCTGACGATATACATGCTCACTGAATGGAAGAAATGATATACCACTAATAGAATCAAAATGTTCATACACCCAAGCTGCTACTTCAACCCACTCATCCTCCTTTACGGAGATTGTAACAGATGGTTTATGTTCACACCAACTCGTTGCATAAACTTTCCAAAGTTCTAGTTGTTCCAATGCAGTCATATCATTTCGACAGGTTGCCCCCTTTGGACTTTTTTGTGGAAATGAAAATACTGTCGTATGTTCTGGTTTTGTTATATCCACCTCATTTGGAAATCCCATATCTTGCATGAGTTTACAAAGGGGGTCTTTATTGTCTGCTCTTACAGTTCGTATATAATGGGGATTATGACGAGCATGAATACCACTAGCACTATCAACGAGCTGAGAAACAGTACCACTCGGTTTAACGCACGTGATTGCTGCACTAACTGGAATTCCAAGTTTGTCTGCCCATTCTTTATTTGTTTCATAAGCGATATCTCTCAATTCTTCAAGTAGTTTATCTAATCCCTTTTTAGATCCGTTTGTAAGAGGATTATCCATTATTCCTGTGAGGGATACTCCCAATAATCGTTCTTCATCACAGTTCTTTTTCCACTCTCTTGAAAGATATTTAAATTCCGTAAGGGTTGATTGAAATGTTCCAAGGATAGCCGCAGTTCTAACTTTTTCTTTGAGAGATTCGCGAGTGTCCTCTCGTCTGACAACGCACTCAGACAGGTTGCAGAATTCTCGTGACCGTAAAATGATCTCGCTGCAAGGATTTGTGCCAAAGTCCTCTCTGGTAGCTCGTCTAGTAATAAATTTTCCATCATCATCTTTATATCTTTCATTTAATTGTTCAACTGTTTTTTTGGCTGACATGCCATTATATATTCCACGCTCTCCTGACTTTGAATCGTATAGGGAAAGCCACTCTCGCATGAAAGTACCAACGTCTGGTTTTTCTTTATAGTTAACCGAGTTGTTTGCAAGAGCTCTTTGGACATTGTGTGTATGCCACTCACCATGCTTGGCGAAACGCATCTCACGATCATTAAGGTTAGACAAGCTAATGAGAGCGCTCCTACGAACGCCCCCCACAACCACGATTTCTGCTGTCTTACATACGATGTCATGACATTCTACTGGATGTAATTTCCTACCTAAAGAGCTCTTAAAAGTATTTATCGTAAATTTAAACAAGTCTACTAGTGGTGCTGGGCCTGAAGCCCGTCCACCAAAGGTCTTGAGGGGTGCACCGGCTTCTCTTACCTTAGACACATCCCACTTTGGAATATGACCACCATACAATAATGATACTAATTCTTTAAATGCCTTAGCCCATCCCAACTTTGAATCTGAAACAACAATTACTGTATCAGTATCATATAGTTCTTCTGGAACTACTGGTAGTTGATTAGTGTATTCTTGTTCTACAGAAAACCCCACGCCTGTTCCATTCATCAATACATAAAGGATTTCATCAAATGATCTTGGACTATCTACCTTAATATAAGAACAGTTGTATCCTGCAACGTTTTCTTTCTTGAGTGCAGGGCCGGCGGTCATTAAACACCTCATTGAAGGCATCACATTTAATTCTTTGACTGCATTTTCCAGTTCGACTCGTTCTCCATTCTCTAGTTTGTAATTGTGTTTTTCTTCCAACCACTCTGTAAAAAAGTTAAAATATCTACCAACTGTTTCATCCCATGTTTCCCTTCTTTTCAAATCGTAATCCCATCTAGCGTATCTGGATAGGTGGATGTATTCTTGATAAATGGTTGGTAATCTCATTCTGCATCTCCTTTTCGTATTTTTTCTAAAAATTCTTTTGATTCTCGTTTTCCTAATTTACTCTCTAAAACACCAGCACCCTTAACACTCATTCCTGCTAGTGCAGCCTTTGTATCTGCATATTCTAAAAGTTCTTTAATAACCCCCATTTCTTGTTTTGAAAATGTTGTTGCTCCTTGTATATAATCTTCAAATGCTTCACAACATAAAGGATAATTTGGTTTCACCAATTCATACATTGCATCTGCATAGTCTCTAATTTCTCTTTGTGCATGACTATCAGACCTCAATTTTACAAAATGAAAGAAATTATGTAAATCAATTTTCCATATACATTCAGTATAATTAGCAACGGGCAAGAGCGCTCTAGCTACTTCTCTAGAGAGATCATGTTCTAATAGGACTTGATATGCCATACTAGCACCGTCATAAATCCTATTAAATTCAAACTG